AGGAACTTGCCTGTGCTGTTGTCGTAACTCAAATACCAAAAATGGTTGTAAATACTGCCGTATAAAAACTGTGAGATGCTGCCCGATGAGTCAGGTATCGCCCAACAAGAAACCGAGAAACTGCCCGGACTGCTGTTCGTTCCGCCCTGCGCCGAAAGTGCAGCGTCGGAGCCTGTGCCAGTCACGGAACTATTAACAAGCCCCACAGCAAGTTGAGAACCGCTAGAAGCAGCTGCAGTTGTCGCCATGTTTAACGGCTCGGAGCCGTAGTCCCTCAGAGACTGGTTAAGCGTGTAAGGCCCTACAGGCTCGTCACAGGGGTAGTAGTGGCGTGGAGACGTCGACAGGATGTAGTTACGGCTCCAGTCAGCAGGGAGCGTCTCAGAGGCAAGGAAACCTAAAGCGTCCATGCAGGACAGGGTCACGGTGGAGTCTTGCCCTGCGTCTGTCCACGCTGGAGGCCATCCTTGGATGAACCCACGAAACACTCGATAGGTGACTCCTTCGTGAACGGCTGAGATTTGGATCTGACGGCGCGGTAAAAGTTTGCCGTAGTAAGGGCCTGAAGTGTTGAACGGGTCAAAGCGTCGGTCTCGGTTGCTCAAGACCACTAGCGCGTTGCCTGAGAACGTGTCCCAATCGTCGGAGCGTCCACGGTCTGTTGACATCTCACGGACATACGAGGTGACGTTCGTCCACGTTGGGAACAGGACATAAGGGCCGTCGTCAAAAGCGATTTCTACAGTGGCGACGGGGAACGGCATCAGCGACCTGCACCGCTACGAATGCCATAACCGCCGTCGCTACGAGCACCGTCACGAAGAATGCGTCGAATCTCGCCAGCGACTGCTTTCGGATCAGTGACAGGGGAAACTTGCACGATGATGCTTCCCGGGTTTCGAGCTGCATAGGTGCTGGCTCCGAGACCCTGTGTGGCCGTCACGCCACGTTGGCGCTGAGACCGCAAAGTCATATCGGTGGTTTCGGCAAACCCTTGTCGAGTTCCAGCACTGAAAGAAAAGTCCGTGCTACCTGTGGCAATCAGTTCACCAAGAGGTTGGAAGGTTGCGAAGTTGTACAGGTTTTTAATTCGAGCAATGCTGTTAAACGCTCCAAGTAAAGCGTTAATTTGTTTACCGATTGCGTTGAGGTTTCCGTCTGTGTCGTACAACAGAAACTGCAGCTGGAACTTCAGTTCCTCGACACCGCCAGCGAAACCCTTCTTGCCGAAAGCGTCAGCAACCTTAATCGCGGACTCAGCAAGGGTTTGGATGTAAGGCAAAATGTAGAGACCAAGCGACTCTTTCAGTTCGTCCAGCGTGATGGACAGACGAGCCATCGTGCCCTCAAAAGTTGCAGCCTTCTCGTTAGCACCGCCAGCAAACTTTGCTGTCAACTCATCCTGAATAGTGCTGAACTTCTTAGCCTTCAGCTCTGCCTTGCTGTAACCAAGACCCAAACGACCAAGAGCAGAATTCTGACCCTCGCTCGCACGAGCCAAACCGTTAACCACAGCCTCCAACGGCTTGCCAGTTCGCCCCGAAATATCTAATGCCAGTGACAACAGCTTTTGAGCCTTGGTGACATCCTTCGTGGAACGAAGCAATCGATTGAGACCCGGACGAAGATCGTCATCCGCCACACCCGTCGCACGGGCAGTCACATCGATGTAATCCTCAACGGCTGCAATTTGTGCGTCAGTTGCCTTGGTCGTCGATTTTAAAGTGCCAGCAAGTTGAACCTGCGCCAGTTGATCTGCGCGAGCCATCTGAGCAAAGTTCCACAAAGACTTAGCGCCAATGGCAGCTGCGACACCAACAGCTGCAAAACCAATCGCAGCAGCTTGACCCATCTTCTTCAAAACAAAAGCAGCCTTCTGAGCGTTGGTCTCAAGTTGCTTAAATTGCTTGATGGCTTTTTGGATGCCCTTGCCGTCAAACTGGCTAATGATTGGGATAGTTATCGCCATTAGATGTCCCTCTGTACTCGACGCATTAAGTCGTTAATTAACTTTGTCACATTCCGCACGACTTCTTCTTCGTGCTTCAAATAAGAACGCCACAAGAAACGCCCCGGCTGGCCGTAACGCTGCGACAAGTCCTGCACCATTTGCTTACCCTTAGCAGTAGGGACTTTTCCTTTGCCGGACATCTCAACAGTCAGCGCCGAAGGGCTAGTCCAGCGCACACCAAACGTGGCAAGGTTGCTCACATAGTTGCCGTACTGGCGAGGCTTCTTGCCCGACACGAATGGCTTAATGCTGCGATCATCTTTAGCGCCAGCCCACGGAAAAATGGGCTTGGTCTGCTTAGCACCTCGACCCTTCCACCTGTACGCCATACCTGACAGCGGAGCCTCATTGGGTGTCAAGCCTTGAGCCTCACGAACAATCGGGGAAACAATCTGTGCGTAATCTTTTGTGAGCTGACGACGAGCAACCTTGTCAATGCTGTTGAGTTTACGCAAAGCCTCTTTAACGCCTACCACTTCTAAAGATGTTGTATTGACGTATCGAGTCATTGCTGGGGCTTTTCGTGTGAGACCTTCAGCACCGTTTCCAATGCTTCAATGTCGAAGGGTATTTGTGGAGGCCAGAAACCAGTCGCCAGCAGGATTTCTGCTAGGACTCGGAGGTAACTGCCTCTTCCGTAGGGTTTGCGGTTTCCTCGTCTAACACTTCAATGCTGATAAGGCGCTTGACATAATCGTCAAAGACGGCCGGTACGGAATGGTTGATTTGCTGGCAACAGGTGTACGCCATAAATGCAAGGTCTTCCATACCAATGCCGTTTGCAAGATCTGAGACCTTGCGCTTGAACTTGCGTTCCCACGCCACTAAAACAAAAAGGTTTGTTTCAACGGTGTAGGTTCGCTCGGTTTCTTTGACTTCAAGTTTGAGTTTCATTTGTTTCTCCTAAATGATTGGGTTTAGATCAAGGTGCGGTTACGTCACGCACCCAAGTGCCTGAAGTGAAATTCGCTGTCACAGTGGCAATCTCGCCCACGGTCGAATTGATGGGGGTGAAATCAGAGAGCATGCAGTTCGAGATGGTGTACTCAGGATTGCTGGCGGACTCGGTCGTGCCTGATGGCGAGATGACAAGAGTGGTGGTTCCAAGACCTACGCAAGAAGCAAGGATGGCCTCAACTTCGGTTGCGCCATAAGACAAGAAAAAGGTGATTGACACGTCAACTGATTGAAGACCCGGTGCCATCTTGTGTCCAGTGTCGCCGAACGCGGTAATTTCCAACGGGTCGTTACCGATGGTGATTGTGCATTGGTTTGCCTGATCTGAAAGGTCAGTTGTGGTTGCGCCCTGCGTGATGTTAATCGTGGCATTGCTGAGGAATGTTGTTGTAGCCATGAGGGCTCCTTTTGGTTAGTTGCGCCGTACGGCTACGGCAACGGTTAAGTCGTAAGAAGGCAGGTCTTGCCCTCCAACGGAAACGAGGCCCGGACGAAGATCCGTGACCGCGATTGGTGAGTTCATTATTTGGTCGGCAACTGTCATGAGGTAGTCGCCTGCGTCTTGATTACCGGGGGGCGGTGCAAGGACGCTCAGGGTTAATCGGATGTCGCCCACGTTGTATGTAAACGCTGTGACCGTTGGCAGTTGAATTAGAACCGACATTGGCCGAGCGTTACGAGGGTCTGTGATGGGGACAAGGCTCAGCGCGGTGAGTTGTGTCTTTACTGCGTTTACAGCGTCAACAAGAATCCCCGATGCAGGCATTAGGCGACCTGTGCCCTGCCACAACCGAGCAGCTGCATAATGCGGTGGAGAGTGACAGGCATAGGCAAGTTGCCCATACCGTCAAAGCCACCGTACGAGTCACCACTGGTTCCGCGTTCGCGGTACAGGGTTGCTGCATACATTGTCGTACCTAGTTCAACATCGGCGCTGGGGACAGTGCCTTGCTGATCGGTGTAGCCAGCCTCACGGCGTTTACGGAAGCACCAAGCGTTAGCAGCACTGACACACTTAGCCACGAAGGCGGTGTCGTTAGCGGTTGCCACGTCAATACCAAGCCACGACAACACAAGCGCTGAAGTAGTCCAAGTGATGGTTTCGGTAAACGTCAGAGTGCCAGCAAGAGCTGCATACGACTCATCATCAGCCTGACCAGTGACCGCATACAAAACCTGATTAAGTTTCGGCACGTCATAGTTGAACTCAAGATAGCCCTGCTGGTCTTTCCCGATGTACTCCCACTCTTCAACGCTAATAACGGTGAAGGTGCCGTTGAACTTTGCGCCAGCGCCTGCGACAACGATGCTGTCACCGGGCTGAACTTCGGAAGGGGTCAGGGTCTGTACGGCTGAAACATCATCAAAGTGAAAACCATGAGTGATTGTGTAAACAGACATACAGACCCTTTCCTACTACCTAGTGATCAGGCGAAAGCGAACTGAACAAACTTGGTTGGGTCAATCATCAACGCTGCGAAGTAACCGCGAAGAGCGATTGTGCGTGACAGTGTCGATGGTGACTCAATGGACATGGTGCCCTTTTGCTGTTCGAACAGTTCGTAACCAGATGCGTCACCAACGATGGCAACACCGCTAGCGAAGTTACGGTCAACAACAACCTGCAAACCAAAAGCGTTTCCGCCGTACTGGGCTGGTGACAAGTTGCCTTGTGCGTTCATTGGGCCCACCTGTGGGAACAACGGACGGTTGGCGGTGTCGGAAAGACCGATCAGGTTGCGCCAGCGGTCAGGAGACACGAACAAGTGAGTAGGCAGGTTGCCGTTTGACGAGCTCAAGATTGTTGCTGATGCTTCTGCAATTTCGGCAGCCCATACTTCAGGCTTTGCCACGTCTGCAAGAGCGAACGCTTGAGTGACGCTTACGCCTGCAACCAACTGGTCAGCAGCGTAGTTGTCGGTCGCGTTTGCGTAAATGCGAGCCATGTCATCCAACACCACTTGGAGGATCTCCGGCGAAGTTGTGTCGATGTCGAATTCACTGATGTTTACGTAGCCACCGAAAATTTGCTTGGTCACCTGATTGTTGAAAACAACAAGGGTTCCGCCTGTTGGTGACTGCTCGCCAATGGATGCACCAATGCTTGTGTGAGTTGTGACCTCTGGACGGATGAACACCTTGCCACCGGCAGGCATTGCCTTAACACCGATTGCGTCAACTACTGGACGGCGACCGATGAAGTTGTTGTAAACAGGAGCAACGATTGGTGTTGGCAAAAGGCCCGGTGTGTCTGATGTGACAATGTCGGGTGCTGCAGCGCGAACTGCTTCTGACATTGCGCGCCACTGGTCGCCACCGATGATTGCTGCGGAGATGTACTCGGCTGCGGTTGGCAGTTTTACTTCACGGCGTGCTGCAGCGAAGATTGGTGCTGTTGGAACGATTTCAGCCGAAGCCTCAACCGTTGGGGTATCTGTTGACATGGTTTCCTCCTCGGAAATGTCTTGGGGTTGGGGTTCGACAACTTCTTCTTCTGACTCTTCGTCAGGCTGGGAAGCAGCGATTTCTGTGATGACCGCATCTGCAAAAGCAGGCTGTGCGACCAACGAGATTTCTACGAGGTTTGCCTTTGAGACAACCATCGTTCCGTCTTTGTCGTATTTAAACTTGACGGGGATTGCGCCGACACTTACGGAGTCGTAAGCGCCAGCCTTGATGAGTTCAATGGCCTCATCAGATGCGCGAGTCTTTGCAAACTTTGCTGTAAACAAAAGACCCTCTTCGGCTTCAACGAGTTCGGTGACAACACCACGCAGCTGCGTCATGTCATGACCCTCAAGAAGTTTTGGTGCCTTGGCGTTTACATCGAAAGCGCCACGCTTGAACATGACTGACTCACCCGAGGAAACTGCCGCTGGAGTGTCCCAAGGAACAGCCACGCCCGTAATGGATCGGGGGCTGTCCTCGCCAGCGGCAGCGTCCAAGGTGACTGGCACAGCTACAAACTCAATCTTCACAACTCATCATCCGTTTCATTGTTAGGCATGCCACTAGGGCTTTCAGATCCTTCGTAGTCCTCAATGTCAAACTCGACATAGCGGTTACGAGGAAGAACTTGTGCGCTGGAAAGGGTCTGCTCAATAGCGTCCATGTAGATACGAGCGCCAAACAGATACAAGTCCTGACGCGCCTGCTGGGCGTTCTGATAAGTCATGCTTGCGCCCTCAGTAGGGGCGGACACGAGGTATGCAGGCACCGAGCACAGGCGAGCCATCTCAAGACTTTGGTATTTGCGCTGATCCGCAATCACTTCCTGAGGATTTTGTGCAAACTCACGGAACTGAACCTGACGCGACAACGCACCAATGGCGTTTTGTTTACGCGCTGCAGCCCACGCTGAAGCCAGCGAACCAAGATCGTCACCGGACATGTCTTCGCCGTCGATTTGCTGAAGATAACCGGGGACGGTCTCGAGACTGGCGTAACGGTCAGCTGCTTGGTCGAGAAACAGTGACGTGTTGATGGCGCGCTGACCAATCTTCAAGATGCCCTCAATGGGCGACAAGAACTGGATCACATTGTTGACGTCCAGAGGGTTGCCGTTGAACTCAAGCTCTTTAGACGGCCCGAAGTACTGAGGGATACCAGTCTGTTCGGTGCTGGAAATGTTTGCAGCTGGGAGCCATGTAAACGAAGCAGGCAACCCGGTCGAGTAGCGCGTAGTGACGTAGGCGTACGCTGCGCCGTAAAAGAACATGTCCGAGAAGATGTTTACAAAGAAAAACGAACGTGAAACCTTTGGATCTGGGGTTTCCATCCAAGGCTCAAGAGGCAAGTACACCTCGTCATAGTCGGAGCCGTTCCACTGCTTTGAGTAATGCTTCAGACCGACAGAGCCGATAATGCCAGCAAGAAGGTCACGAGAACGGGAGACTGTAGGAATACTCAGCGCACGAACCTCAGCAGAACCAGTGGTGTAGTTGATGAAGTTGCCGATATAGGACGCGCCTGCAGCCGCCTGCACAGGTGCAGAGGCGAAAGAGGCCGTGTCAACTTTGCGTGAGAAAATACCCATCCACTCGGAGTCTTACACAAGGTTGTTGCAAATGCAACTATCTTGATGAACCCATCGTAGGTTTGTTTGCCTGCCCGGGTCTCGACACCATTGCAGCTGCAACGATAAGACAACGACACGCCTCAATGGGCCCGGGTGATCGTTGGCTGGAAATTGACAATGCGCCACCCTGACCGCGGATTAGTACTGCCCTGTTTACATGCTCCGACAAAAGCACCTCGCCCGTGTGCTTAATCCTGTCCTCGTTGATAAGACCCTTGACGGTTGACGTGTACTTGTTTATTTCGCCGTAGCCCCACTGCACCGTTCTGCGCTGAAACTTCTCGGGCGTATGAATAAACAGAGACGGCGTAATCGCCAGCTGCGTTTTGGGCTCACGCTCCAACGAGGCCGTGATTTGCTCCCACATTTCAGCAATGGACTCAGTCTGAAACTCCACAGATGCGACAATGTCACCGTCCGTGTTTTTGCGACACCACACCCCAACATATTTTGAGTCGT